TCAGGCTGACCTTCTACTTTCTTCATCCTATTTACAGCTATTGTGAATTTTGCTACAGCCGTTTGGCTCTGTGTGTATCTTACTTCTGGGTCCTTTGTTAAGCGACCCACTAGAGCGACTCTATTCATATCTTCTTCCCTCCATGTTTGTATGGTCTAGTTTTGTTGTACTCCATTTTAATTCTCACTGCTTCATCTAGGTCTATTTCATATCTACCGCATGCATCAAATATTCTAATTACTACATCTGCTAGCTCTATTGGTATCCCTTCAGGCTTTCCTTTTTGTGCATAATAATATATAGCTTGTGGATCGTGACCATTTCCATATTCTTCTAATGCTTCAGATAATTCACTATGCATTAAAGCTATAATTTCTGCGAATCCTCTATCTTCTTCCCACCAACCATGAGCCACTGCATTTTCATGAGCTTCCATTACTAATTTATTCATATAATCTTTCCTCCCCTAATTCATTCTTAAGAAATCCACACTTTACTTTGCATTTATATTTGTCAGCACAATCTTTGCAGCATCTATCATCACCATGTACCGCACATATGTCACAGTTTTGATTGCATTCCATGCTATACCCCCTAATATTTATATTGGCATCCCTCTGTTTCTTCTAGTCCTGGAATAAGCCATTCCAGCATCAAGCCTCTTTTAGTACACTGTATAAAATCTTTACAGGTGCATTTCTTACAAAAGCCTTCTATTATACCCTCGCTAATTTCCATAGCTTGTTCACCTGTTATATATTTTTTTGTGACTTCGGTTTCGGTTTTCATTTTTATATCACTCTTAGGCAATATAAAGATTTCATTCTGTGATTTCTTATTCATCACTTGCAGCACTTCCTCAGGTGTAAACTGTGCTAAAAATTCAGATAGGTTGTTATATATCAATGTTCTAGATTGTTTTATCCTTTGAATGAACTTCTTTTCTCCCTGCATAGATTTTGCTTGTTCCCATCTTGCAAGAGCTTCACTCATATAGTTGCAGAGAACATCGATTATTATGACATCTTCTTTTATCTGTTTATTTAGGTATTTCATATTAATCTCGCTTTCTAATTAATGTATGTTACTTAGTCTTAACTTTTCTTTTGCTTATTTTTTGATACAGATCTGCTATAATGACTCCAGTCCTAGTTAAATCTGCATTGTTTTGTATCAACTTATTTTTATTCAATATTAATAACTGCTGCCTGGATACACGGATTAGATTATTTAGTTCAAAATTGCGTCTATCTCCATCACCGAATATCACTGCATATCCTTTGGATAAAGGTCCATTATGCTGTTCCCAAACTACGATATGCTTGCCTCTCCATTTATTTGGATCAGCTATTTTGACTTCCACGTAATCATCAACATTGACACGCTCACTACCTATAGGACGATAATTGACAGGTCTGTTTCCCTTTTTGAATTGCGTAGGTTCCCAGCCACCCATACCTTTTATACCCTTATTGAATGGCACGTTGCCTGGCTTTATCCTGCAATCTAACCCACTTTTCAAACCATGATTTTTAATAAATGCTCTGATTTGAGTAACTTTCAGACTTAATCCAAAATGGTTATTGAACATTAGTGTTAAATCCTTTTGAAAAGTACCTGTTACATTTTCTGCAATGAATTTCGCTTGTGCTTCCGTATATTTGTGAGGCATGTTTACCCCTCCAACATTTTCGGTAATTTATCATCAGTATTTATTTTGTCATCCATCAACTTTTTAGCTTCAAGAACTAATGATCCATTAGAAATAATTTGTGCTGCAACTGAATTTATTGTTTTTGCCCTACTAATTTCTTCTTGAAGTTCTTCGCCTTTTAAGTCTTCGTCACTAAGTCTCTCTAATTGAGCAAATAAATGGTTGTTTAAATCACCCAGTGTATTTTTCATTGAAACCAGCTCCTTCACTTTATGTTCATTTGTTCTAAACTTGCTCATATTTCCTCTGCTATTTTAAGCTGTAATTTAATTCCCTTCCTATCAGCTCAACGGTATGATTCTTACACATTTCTAATATCCTTCTTCCTGTACCAACATCAATGTTAAGAATCTCATTCATTGTCTTTTCACTGCTGATTATCATTGGTAGGCGTTTAGTATTTCTATGATTTACCACTTCAAATACATATTTTATATCTGCATCTGAGTACTCCTTAAATAAATCATCTAGAAACAAAACAGCTGCATTTTTTAGTCTTCCGAGTTCCTTGTTATAGTTTTCAAAGTCCATATAGGACTGCTTAAGTTTTGGTATTAACTCGGTATATAGTGCATATACAACCGGTATCCCTTGAGTCATAAGATTATTGCTTATTGCACTTCCAAGATGTGTTTTACCTGAACCTGGTTGCCCAAGTAAAGCAATGCTATTATACTTATCATTTCTAATTTCATTAAATTGTTTTGTATAATGTATTGCAGACTCTTTTGCTATTATCAATTGCCCATTGTAAGCATCATAGTCTTTAAAACCAAAACGGCTTATTCCTGATCTTTCAAAAAGTTTCATTGTCTCCAATGCGGCGTGACATTTGCATTCTTTAACTCTCTTATAGCCATTTATATCTATGTATTCTATCCATCCATCATTACAATCAGAGCAGATCGCTGTCGTCGATTTTTTCTCCAGTTGACTTATATCCAATTTTGCTGGTGTCGAACTGCTCTTGCTGTCTTGCATTAGTTTTTTTATTCTGATTTGAAAGTCTGGAATTGTTTCTATTGCTGGTATCTGTAACTTTTCCACCATCTTGCACCTCCTGTTCAGCTTTCCACAGATCTCTGATCTTTCCCTCACAATAAATAAGTGTACTAATTTTATTGTGGTTTCCATCAGGTTTATAATTTGTGAAAGCTTCATCTATTCCTAAAATAGCAATTTTTACTGATATTCCATCGCTAATAAGCTTTCTTGATAGTTCTATTTCCTTAGTTGAATTTTGAATCTTATTAGCTCTATCATTAAAGTGTTCTAAAATTTTTATATAGTCTGGAAGAGCTTCTTCAGTAGTAGCAGTTATATCTACTTCTTCTACTTTACTTTCCTCTACTTTACTTTCCTCTACTTTACTTTGTGTGTTTTTATGAGTAGAAACCTCGCTCGGAGGGGTTTCTACTAGTAGAAACTCACCTGTGTTGATATTTCTACTAGTAGAAACTGGTTTATGAGGTAAAGAACTTTTTCTATTTGTGTATAATGGCAATAAATTCTCAACAAACTTATCACACCATATAATTTTTTCAGTCCACATTTGCCGATCTATTGCTTCTAATTCTGCTAGCATATCTAACATCATGTTTGCAACATCCTCATTTACTTTAGTTTTAGCTAGTAGAAATTTCCATGCAGGTGTACTTTTGCAATCATAAGAATGTCCATCTGTAGAACCAAGCAACTCTAGTATCTTAAACCAAAATGCATAACCATCATTTCCATAAGCCTGTTCTAATATATATAGGGTCTTTCCACTTGCAACAAAATGAGGGAAATACTCTACAGTTTGTTTCTTTGGCCTTGCCACCATATCACCTCCCTTTGAAGATTGGCTTAGTAGCCACCTTTGTTTTATTTGAAATATATATAGTATTAAGTTATAATAAATTGTGTTGTTTTTTAGTCGGCCATCTAGCCTTGCGCTGTGGCTTTTTTTATTGGACTTTTCCATTCTGCAACTGCAACCAATATACCTGGACTCATGGTTTCAATCTTGCGCCTATCTATGTGTACAAGAACTGCTTTGCCTTTATTTCTACACTTATTCTTCTTAGACATGACCTCCACTCCCTTAATTTGCTAGTAATATCCATACTAAAAACCATAAACTCACAGCAATCGATAACATTATGCCGTAGAATAGAATATATTCAATCTTCTGAAGTAGCATAATCAACAGCTCCTTCCATAGGCTTGTCCATTGATTTAAGCTCCTCAATTACTGCCAAACATCCATCTTGAAACTTTTCAAAGGTTGATACACTAACCTTTGATTTTGCAATTGTAAGCATAAATGCTCTAACTAGAACTATTGCATCTGCATCTGCCATTTATATCACTCTCTTTCTTTATTAATTTAGTCCAAGGTCATCAGAAATCCAGTAACCATACTTCATCATTTCGTCATCTCCAAGCCAGCCATCTATAAACCTTAATCCTTCAAATTTCATTGGTTTATATCTTGAGCTGTCCTTTTCTAAATACATTAGGACTTGTCCATCTAAAAAGTATTCTGAAATATAGATTGGGTTTATCCAACCTGCTTCAGTGTATTGAATAATGGTAAAATCACCGACTATTAGCTTAGGAACTTGCTCTGTTAATAACTGCTCTTGTAGCTTCTCTACTTTAAACTGCATCATTGCCATAACTCCCATAAGTACTACTATTGCCATCATCAGGCAAATGATTATGACCTTTTGTCTTGATATGTAATTATTCATAATTTGACCTCCCTTAGTTTTACTGTGCATGGTGCTTTTTATATGCTTCCTGCTTACGCTGTTCAGTTACAGTAGCATAAATCTGTGTAGTTGCTGGGTCCTCGTGCCCTAGTAGAGCTTGTACATCTGCAAGATTTGCGCCGTTGTCTAAAGCTAATGTCGCAAAAGTATGACGCATGATGTGCGGATGTATATTCTTCTTCAAGTTTGTTCTTGCTGCTATCTGCTTGAATGATCTTTGGATTGCTCTATTGCCCAACCTGGTATATGGCTTTCTTTCTGTTACAAATAGAGCTTCACAATTGTCTGTGCGGCTGTTCAAATACTTCTTAAGGTGATAAAAGGCTTTGTAGCTAAAGTAAACAATACGCTCTTTGTTACCCTTGCCTATAACTCTCGCACTCATGTTCTGCCAATTTATATCATCTTTATTCATTCCAGATATTTCAGATAAACGGCTACCAGTTGCGTAGAATGTTTCTACTAACGCTCTTTCCCTAAGTTCTTTACAAGCTTCTCTAAGTGATTCAAATTCCTCAACTGTCAATGACTTCACTATGCGTTTTTCTGATTTGATCTGATTAATCTTTCTCATAGGTGATTTAAGTACATAGTCTTGATTTTCCAACCATGAGAAAAAGCTGCGTAGTATTGATATTTCTGTTTGTAATGTTGCTGTCTTTAGGTCTTTGCCCTTTGAATACTCTGCCAAGTAAAGCCTAATATCCATTGCTGCAATATCCTCAACATTCTTTGGCATAAACATTGCAAATCTCTTTAGGTGCTGCGCATATCCCTTTAAGGTCAACATCGATAGTCCGTCTAGTTTCTTTGATGCCAGGTATATCAATACTCTTTCTCGTATGTTTGCCATTACAGTTAATGCTCTTTCTGCAGTCTTTACTTCATAGTCGTTCAATACCAGCTCCAATGTGTTTCTTAAATTCTCGTGATCAATGTTAGGTTGGTCTTCCATAACCTTTGTTAATATTTTTATAATTGCTTCTTCTTTATACATATCTAGTACCACTCCTTTTAATTTTTGTAGGAGTTGAAAAGCACTAAGTATGTGTAAAAACTCCTATGTAATTTGTAAAAACTCTTTGCTATTTAACACTTTTCCTTATTGGACACCATATAGGGCTTGTCCTTACAATTTTATTGCCGTGTATAGAACGGTAATGCCGGCTATATACGTCTGATTTAGTTGCAACAAAGGCCCTTCCACAATAACGACCGTGTCTAAATTTGCAGGATCTACATTTTGTTGTCTTTGGTTTAAATAGATTCTTAAGCCATTTCCACATTATTTGACCTCCTTCTTTCTCCTCATGCGAATTGGTAAGACTAAATACTTAAATCCTATTTCTTCATTTACAATAAGTACTGGTGCAATTGATGTGTTGAAGTTTATTTGAACTGGTCCTTCACAAAGTTTTAGCCCATCCATTAGATACTTTTTCCTACAACAAACTTCTAAATGTTCTCCTTCTGTTATAGCTGGAGGGTAAAATCCTATATCCCCGAATTCTGTTTGGGAAGAAACCAATAGCTTCTCTTTAATGCTAAAGTCTATACCCCCTGATGGGTCACTGTCCTTAATGAACATTCCTACTTTTTTACAGGCTTGAAGCATTATTGATGAATCTGTTTTGATTATAGTTTTAAAATCATTAGGAAGTATTTCTTGATAATTTATAAACTCTCCATCAATTGTTCTAAGATCAATTATTGTTTTATCAGTTTTAATACGCATTCTTTTGCCTGAAAAAGCAATATCAATAAACTCATCAGAATCATTTATTATTTGGCTTACTTTCTTTAATAATCTGCTGCTGACTACGGTTTTGAGGTTGGATAGTTTGCTATCGCAGTGAGCTTCTTTTACTGCCATTCTAAACCCATCCAGTGCCACCATTGTGATTTGAGATTCATTCACCTTAATTAATGAGCCCATTAAAATTGGTCTAATTTGGTCTGCTGATGCTGCAAAGCTTGTATGCTTTATTAGAGATTTAAATGCTTTTTTCGCTACTTTGAGTTGATAATCTATTTCAAGATCTGGTATTTCTGGAAATTCATCTGTGTTCATATTAGGCAAATTCAAATATAGATTATCTGCTATTACATTTATGTGGTCTGCTTGCAGCTCAATACTTAAAGTTGTGTCAGGTATTAGCTTTAAGAACTTTGCAAGCTTCTCGGCCATAATTAGAACCTTCCCCGGAGTGATAACCTCAACTTCTATTTGTGTAGATATTGAGAATTCTAAGTCAGTTGAAGTAAGCGTAAGATTATTGTTTTCTGCGCTAATTAATATGCCTCTTAAAATTTCTATGGTCATCTTTGAACTTACAGCCTTATTAACGATAGCCAAGGCCTTGTAAAATTCAGTACTGTTTACCCTGATTTTCATATACATCCTCCTTCACATAATTTTTGTGATGTGTAATTAATAACTGTATAATGGGTCTTTTCGTTCAGCTTTTTCTAGCTTTTCAAGGTGTTTAGGACACTGTTTAATTTCAGCAACCCATTTACCCTTATGAGGTTCGTGAGTACACCCAACAAATTGCCATTGTCCATTAGCGACCATTGTTTTTGCATATTTACAGCCTTTGCATCTTCCGTCATTATGCTCCATGAAAACACTCCTTCACATTTTATTCATGTTGCGCTACTAATCTATGCTGGTATATTAAATCTCTGGATAATGTCATCTATCTTGACACTCTTGTTTCTGCATAATGCAACTGCTGAGCTTATACAAGCAGCGAGCTCTTCGTTGTGTATCATATCGAGTGTCTTAGGCTTTGTTTTCTTACCGGTGTTGTTAAGGTAGTTCGTTATCCTTAGAGTAAGATTTATTCCGTGAGCATAAAGCAATTCTTTTTTAAACTCTCTCCAAGAAGCTTCAAAGCCTATTTTTGAGCCACACTTCTTAATTAGTGCATCTAGTACCTTTCTATCTGCCCAGGTGAGCGTTTGTTGAGTCAGAAGTTTGTTCTCAGTATCGAGCAGTAATCTGGCTTCTCTTTCTGCTTTTAGCTTTGATACTATATCAAGTAATAAATCAGGATTGTCCAGCAGTTCATCTTTGGCATACATGCCGTGTTTATGGATGCTTGGAAGAACTTCTGATGTTAACCATTTTTTAAATTGTTTAGCCTCAAGCTTGTCCGACCTTAAAATAACGTTATATAAGCCTGATTCGTTAATTACTGTCATTTGTTGATTTCCACCAAGGGTGTCTATTGAGTGGATACCCTTTTCATCATCATCAAGACGTGTTGCTACATTATGGGAATTTGCAATTTCCAAAATGTCACAGATGTCTCTAAGCACGAAACATGGTTCTCCACCAATTAAAACTGTTCTTACTTGTCTATATTTATAATTGAAAATCTTTTGTAGTTGATTCAATTGACTCTCTCCTTTCTACTTATTCGCGTTTACATTCAATACTTTGAACTTATGCGCTATTATGATTTGATGTTTTAAATTTAGTCATAAGACTTTCTATAGGAACTTCAAATAATTCAGCCATGTTCTTATATTCTTCTGCTGTGAATGCTGCCTTACCATTTTCCTTTTTGTTATATGTTTGAATAGTAACTCCGAGTAAATCTGCCATGTCTTGTTGAATTAAGCCTTTTAAAATTCTTAAGCTTTTCAAATACCTATTAGCCACAGGTGCACCTCCTTTCTACAAAAAATTAAAAGCCGACTACAAAGAATGCTAAAAAGCAATTCTGTAATCGGCTTCGGCTCAGGCTCAAAGGCTCGGGCTCACGCTCATAATATTGAGTTTTATTTAGGCTAACTTATAGCCAGTTGTGCTAGTTTGGCTAACCTCTGATATATCCAAGGATTCTATCTCGCGACGGTATTTGATTAATAATTCTGCTATCAAATCAGTAACTTTTTCATACTGTGCGTTTTTAATTATATTAATCTTCTGCATACCGCCGCCCCCTTTTAGTAAATTCTATGTATGAAAGATTTTGTACTATTCATTTTATTTAAGATGCTGCTGCATCGTTTACATGCTCATGTTCTTCTAGCTCATGACTAATATTTATCCTTAATTCGATTTCATTACCGCACTTCTTACATTTAATAAAAACTTGTAACGACATAGCTCCATCAGCAAATTGACATATTTTTTGCCCACAACAAGGACATGTGAACCAATGTCTTTCGGTATTTGTATTTTGTTTATTCATAAACTCCCCTCCAACTCGTCATATTGACAACTTATATTTTGATTATATACGTCAATTTGACGTTAGTCAATATATTTTTTAAATATTTTATTAATAAATATACGTTTCGACGTCATATATTTATATTTTAACGAATAATGATATAATTATAATAATGAGGGGTGAGGTTGTGAGTAATTTCGGAGATAGATTGAAGTCATTACGAATACAAAAGAAATATACGCAAGAAGAATGTGCTAAATTTATAAATGTACATAAAGGTACTATCAGTAATTGGGAAAATGGATACAGATTTCCAGATGAAGATATACTTTTAAAATTAGCCGACCTTTTTGATGTTTCTCTTGACTATTTGCTTGGTAGAAGTGATATTATGAAACCTTATCACGTTGAAGAGAAATCCGAAATTTTCAAAGAAACAGAAAACCTTTATAAAATAGACCCTGAAATGCTAATACAGATGTGTAGGGCTACTGACCTTCCTGTGGAAGAAAGACAAAAAATCAAAGAATATTCTGCTTTGCTTATTGAAAAGTTCCTTAGAGAAAGAGCTGAAAAGGAAAAGGATAATGATAAGTGATTATCGTCTTGGTTTAGTAGCAGCCAAGGTACAAGAAATCCACAAGCAATTGCAAATAGCAGAATATCCAATTAAAATGCCACAACTATTAAAGAAGTTTTATAGTGATAAAATAATAATAAGGCAAATTGATATACAAGGCAGTGCAGATGTAGTGGCTAATTATGATCCTATACATGATGTGACTGCCATTATTATAAATAAAAATAGGACTAGCCCTTACTTACATAAACGATTAAATTTTTCCCTTGCCCATGAGCTGGGGCACATATTATTAAAACATTATATGTTCTATGCAAGTACTGATAAAGCTAAACTAGATTACATAGAAGAAGAGGCCAATGAATTTGCGGCACAGTTTCTAGTTCCTGATAAGCAATTCGTGATTAGGCCATATGATAAAGAATGGTTGTCAGATGTTTTCTTTGTATCTACCGAAGTAATCGAAAAGAGATATATTAACATAAATAAAACTAATACCGTTTCTACTGCCAATAAAAAACTAGATCTGATTCTCGACAAACTTTTATTCGATGTATAATTTAATGCCTTAGGGCATTTTATTTTATCTATAATTAGGGGTGAACTATGAAAGCAGCAATATATGTGAGGGTATCAACTGAAGAACAAGCTACAGAGGGTATGTCTGTCTCTGGACAGATTGAAACCCTTACACAGTACTGTAATTTGTTTGGACTTGAAATATATAGTATATACAAGGATCTAGGTATATCAGGAAAAGATACAATCAACAGGCCAGGACTAAATCAATTAATTGAGGATAGTACTAAGGGCTTATTTAATTCTGTTTTAGTTTGGAAAATATCACGTCTAAGCCGCAGTTTAAAAGATTTATTAAACATTGTTGATATGTTTGATAAAAGTGGAGTAAGCTTTATCAGCTATTCTGAAAAATTTGACACCTCTACTCCAGTAGGGAAAATGACACTTCAATTATTAGGATCCATAGCAGAATTCGAAAGAAATACTATCATTGAGAATGTAAAGATGGGATTGAAGGAACGTATAAGGCAAGGCAATAAATCGGGTGGACATATATATGGCTACGATTGGAAAGATAAGAAGCTTATTATAAATGATCACGAAGCTGATGCAGTAAGAACTATATTTGATTTATATGTAAATAAAGAATATAGCTTACATGCGATAACAAAATATCTAAACGATAGTGGTTATAAGACAAAGAGAGATATTCGATTCACTCATTTTTCTGTGGGTGTAATACTTAAAAATCCTACTTATATAGGATTAGTTAGACATAACACAAATACCGAAAATGAGTATACGGTACAAGGAAACCATTCCCCATTGATTAGTGAAGAAATTTATAATGCCGCGCAATCTCGTAGGAGCACCAGGTCTACCTTGACTCAACGCAATCATGAAGAAGGAACTTTTCTTCTCACTGGACTTATAAAGTGCCCTTTGTGCAACAGCCCTTTATGTGGAACATATAACACTGCAAATAAAACAAGTGCTGCTGGCAAGAACTATAACTATAGATACAGATATTACAAATGTAATAGAGAAACCGCAAAACACGACTGCAAGCTTGGTTATATTTCTGCTGATAAGCTCGAAAACAAAGCAATTGCTATAATTTTGGGACTCGCTGAAAACACCAACCTTATTGAGGATTCTATTACAAAGACAAATAAAGAAGCCGAGAAAGATTTAGCACCAATTGAAAAGCAATTAAAGCACATTGAGTCACAACTTGTAAAATTGGAGAAAACTAAAAACAGTTATTTCGAAATGTTTGAATCCGAAGAGATAAATGATAAGAAGATATTTTTAGAAAGACTTAATAAGATTGAAAGTGAAATACAATCACTATCGTCAAAGCGCACAGAATTAGCCAGAGAGGTAGAAATGCATAGAAGTAATCCAATAGCATTAGAAAAGGCATTATTTACTATAGATGCCTTTGTGAAGCTTATACAAGTTGCATCTATTGAAGATAAAAAAAGACTAATACGTACAATAGTCCAAGAGATTAAAATTACTAATGATAAAGATATCGAATATATCAAGTTATGGTTGGATAATGAGTCTGGAAAAGCGTTGACTTTCTCTCAGTCATGATATATTAACAGATGTTAATATATCATTAATACGCATATCTATTTTCCGTTGTAGTAGCTACTGTAGTCTTATTCTTATAAACTAGCGTTTGTCCAGATCTTGGCATCCAAAGACTTACACCTTACAATATGTATTAACCGATAATACAATGTAAAATACACATCATAATACAAATAATGATGGAATAGATACTATCTACCCCATCATATAAATATCTTGTCTATATCCTTAAACGCTGTACCAATCTGAATAAAAATCAATTTGGTATCCTTAAGATTAACCTTTCTATCGCTTATGATTACAATTGCAGGAAATATCTTAAAGTATTTCTTCCAGGCTCCTGACCTATAAAATCGTTCATACTTAATTTGATCAAAATTATTGTTGCTTATATGGACCTCGATACAGTATTGATATATGTCTCCATTCAATTCAAATTGGCATATTGCATCTGGTCTTATATCTTCTATTACTTCCTCAACTTCAAAACTTATTATATTCCCTTTATGCTCTAACAAATTACAATATAGCTCCGTCACAATTAGGTGGTGTGTTATCTGTTTGCTCTTCGTAAAGTAATATATATAGGGTTCGTTTAAAACGATTCTGTGACGTTTTAAAAGATTCCTTTCATATAACTTTCTTAATTTTCTCTCACATAAAAACGTTCCCTGCTTCTGAGATTTGTAAAAAGCTCTTTGGATCTGTTTTGTATTGGCAGCATGAAACATTTCTATAAAGCTTAATATCTTTTTGTCTAGCTCAAGCATTTTCTTGCAACTCCAATTACATCATTTTCAGTTGTCTCAGTCTTTTCAATAAAGGTATGCTTTATCAAATCTTCAACTTGGTCCACATCAACATAAAATGTTTGAATCTCTTTTTCTCCCTCACTATTCTTAACTATTGCCCTTCCAGTTTCTTTTAGTTTCTCTGCTCCTGAATGATCAATAATTGCTTCACTACAATATCTATCCTGGACAGAGAAAGCTACATTAACTAACAAGTGTTTTTTTATGCAAGCTGGAACTGTTTGTGCATTTGGATGCTGTGTTGATAGTACAAAATGCATACCAATTGCACGGCCTTTTCTTTCGAGCTCAGACAACAAGAGTTGTGTTTCTATATTATCCTTTTTGTTTGGGGTAAGTGTAATGTCTGCGAATTCATCTATAAAGCATATAATAAACTTCCACTTCTTGTTAGGATATTTAGCATTATACTTATAGATATTGTTTATTCCAGCCTCAAAGCATTGCATCCTGTCATGCAATATACGTTTTAGTTTATATAGCATCTGCAGAGTTTCATCAATATCGTAGCATAGGTCCTTTACATACTTGCATTTTTCATAGACCATGAATTCTTTTCTCATTAGGTCAGACAAGTAAATGTCTATCATATTGTGATTGTTTAAAATAAGTTGCACCAATAAAAGATGTATGAAACTGCTCTTACCCTTACCGGTACCACCACCTACTAATATAGATACATCATCATTACATAATTTTAAGTATTCTTTGCCGATATAGCTGTAACCTAGTGCAAATTTCATTATTGGAAGCTTCTCATAGTTGTATTTATATATCTGCTGAAGCTTCATACTAATCTGCTTCATAAGTATATTCTGATGGCCTATATTCTCAAATTCCAAAGTGCCACCTAAGGTATGCTCCAATTTAGTTCTTCCCTTCTCTAAATCATCAATGCATAAACCTTCAGGAACGTGTAACACATAATTCTTGCCATACTCTTTTTCCTGTTCGCTGATCACCAAAGGAACTTTATCCTTCTTATTTTTTAACCCTACCTCCAGCATGAGGTTATTAAAGACTTTATTCCTTTTTCGGAAGAAAGTATAGTATAAAGGGACACCTGCCAAGATGCCCCCGCCAATTAAGGTCTTTATTAGCTCAGATGCAAACTCACCAAAGCCAAATATATCAACTACCATATAGCAATCACTACCATGAGCGCAATCCCTGCTATGGCTATACCCCAAGCGAGCCAATTATTGTTTCTTATTAACTCATACATTTCTGCACCCCCTATAAACTAAACATTGTAGTAACTGTGCCAAATAACTTTGCTACCTGTGCAACTACTATAATCATAATAATTGCAACACCAGCAAGCCCTATGCCAAAAGCAACATCATTCTTCCCTGATTTATTTAGTACCATTTCTGCTATAGTTAAAATAATACCTAAGCCGAACAACTTTGCAATTAAAGCTACCCCATCACCCAAGCTAACACTTCCCTTTTTATATTCTTAGTTTATATTATGCCTTTAAAACTCATTTAATGTCTGTCCTAACTCATTTTGTTAATAAAAAAATACCTGATTGCTATTCTTCAATCAGGTAAAATATATCTTCAACTTTTTTATCGAGTTTAATTGCTATCTTAAGCATTGTTTCAGACTCAGGAACTGTACCGTTCTCATACTTGTTATACTGTCTATAATTTATTCCGAGCAGCTTAGCAAACTCTGTTTGACTCAACATAAACTTTTTCATCCGGATTTCCTTAAGGTTGTTGCGTACTCCCATATAAACACCCCATCTGTAGTATTATATGGAAGTATTCTATTTAAGATGATTAAATCCTTCCTATATAATAATTATCCTTAACCCACCTTAAGCATATGCCATTTACATGATTGCTGGTCATACTGCAGTTTAAAAGATATTAATATATCCTCAATTATTGATTGACACTTAAATGTATAAGCTTTATTTTGATTGCCATTTCTTGTGCCAAATGTATTATTTACATCTTGCTCAATAACCTTATCGACCTTAATAACATGGACTCCATCTTCATCTTCAAATTTTATTCTATTAGGTCTGATACCACCTCTTGGATCAAAAGTAGCTATGCACTCAACAAGATATTTCTCTCCGGCCATGCTATCCCTCCACACACATTTTAATATATTATACCAAACATACGTTTGCATTAAAACTGCAAAAAAATAAAAAAGGTGCAGCCGAAGCTACACCCCATAAAGTTTATCCAATGTCTTTTGTCCTACAACACCATCAGGAATAAGCCCCTTAATGCGCTGAAAATCTCTTACAGCACTCTCTGTTTTTATTCCAAAGTCACCATCAGCAGTTAATTTATAACCATATTTATTTAGCAGTTCTTGAAGTGTATTGACATATTGATTGTTCATGCCTTTTTCTAGCGTTGGAAGTTTAGATTCCTGAATCAACTGATTAACAAAGAACATAAAGTACTGTTTACATTGAGTCTCAAAAGTCTTTATATCGCCAAATGTGCGTGCTTGTAACGTACTAGCAGGATCGTGGACTATTAGGTTTCCATCCTTAAAATCCCATGCTAATATATAATGACCGCCCTTTGTAAACTTCCCGGGCTTCATGCTACAGATTACATAAGCTCCTTGCTTTAAAGCTTCTATAGCATCTTTGGTGCTCCCAGATTGTATAAAGGGGATACTGTACTTGGTTGCTACCTTTCCAAAGAACTCCCATTCAGTACCACTGTTTGCAGTTCTATCCTTCAATTCAATTGCCAGTTTACACATTTCTACCGGAGTAATCTTTGCATCCTTAACGCTGGCAATTATCATTGCTGCAGATGTAGGTCCGCATCCAGAAGCTCCTATGGTTTCATTTTTGTCACTATCAATTGTATAAGGTATCTTTCCCCACTTAGGATCTGATTGCTTATAATATATAGGCTTCTTATTCATAGTTATACCTCCATAAAAGGAAGAGCAGGCTTTCGCCTACTCCAGTTTATAAGTATCATTTAATATTCCATCGTCAATATAATCTCCTAATTTTGAATATAAAGATTTGACTAATCTCCTAATTATCTTCTCACTTAAAAATATTTTTAACGATAAAGGAAGATACTGCAGAGCCAATTTAACAACATACTCTTCTTGTTGGTTTCCATTCTTCAGCACCTGGTCTTTTGCATATCTCTTTGCCTGAGCTATGCCTGCATATATTAATGTCTTTGCTCTCTCCCACTCAAACAGACAGTATAATATACCGCCTATGGCCAGCAATATAATTAATCTCCATTCCCATAATATAGTTAATATTTTTTCTAACATTTCAACTACCTCCATTAATTAAATATTTTTGTTTGTATTGCGTAAAAAAAGAAGCCAATAAGGCCTCCTGCAAATGTTAATACTAAAGCCCATATAGCCGTTGTTAATCCATCAAGCTTCTTACATATTTGAGTAATCATAATAGTGTTAACTGCATCACTCTTAGCTAACACGTCCAGTTGGTCCGCATGGCTGTTCAATCTTTTTTCATGAGTTTCAAACCGATTATCTATGTTCTTGTGTTTTTCAGTGCATACTAGATCATTCATAGAGCACCTTCTTTCATATTTTGTCATAATAAAAGAGCCTACCTATGGGGTAAGCCCTTTCGTTTCTTTATGTGGTTTTGGTGTTAGTTGTAAAACCTCTGGTTTCTTAGGCAATTCTATATAATTCTTCATTCCGACCTCCGTATTGTATTTCATTCATTATCCTATATCTTACAAAATAATACAATGATCGGGTCGCTATTATAGTCCTATTATGCCTTAATGCACCATATTTTTAATCCAATAATAAATACTATCAGCCATTTGCCAACATCCATCATAGTCTGGATGGAGAGCGTTAGCTTGTCGATTAATTGTATTAGGGTTATGAGCGTTAATTTGTGCTGTTTGAACGGCAAAATTATTAACAGTATCTAAATTCGATGCATAAGGAACAACATAAATGTTTGATGTTTCTCGTTTGCTGAACTGTGCAATAGATTGTTTTGTCCAGAGCATTATATTTCGCTTATGTCTAAATCGTGTTTGTGAATAAGGACCATCTGCTCCGAATGCATCTTGCGATTTAGCAGGTGGTATTGTAAGTAGAATACCTATTTTTATATTGGGGTTGTATGCGTGTATATTAGTTATTATAGATTCATACTGTTGCATAGATGCTAATATTTTTTCTTTAGCTTTTGCATCTGAATTCATACCATACATATCATTAATACCAAAACTAAGTGTTACAAAATCAACACCATCAAATCCATTCACGCTCATATATTTTGAAAAATCAAATATCCTATTAAAAACAAATGGACTTCCGGGGTCACTAAAAATGAAATTGGTATCTTTTCCAGGATAACCTTCATGCTTATTTATCCCCATACCTTGTGTTCCTATTTGAGTAAGCGACATTGCATCATTAGTAAAGTTACCTACTACATAACCAAAATCCATCATTTGTGCAGTTGTACTATCGCCTATTTGTAAGTATTTCTTATTTAAACCATTTCCTGCTGATACAGGCGCAATTTTCAAAGTTGATACTGTTCTTGTTAGTATGTCGGTTACATCTCCATATTTTTTATATACGTCTATTGAAAGATTAGTGTTTATTGGAGCCGTTGGTGTGGCTGTCCATCTTTCTGTTTGTTGTATTCCAATAGCACATTCAATATTAAAATCATACTTATTTGCATCGTCAATCATTAGATTATCCAAATACACATTTATTTCCTTACCCACAACTCCATAAATAGTTAGTGGTAAGTTAAGTTGATATTTAATTGTATCGGGCGTTGGTTCAACAACAGGTGCGTTAGGGAGAACATCTTTAGGCACATCAGAAACTAATATCAACTGCTCGTCTAGGTGCGAATCTGTAACATTTGCAATTACAAACTTTGCATTAGTAGGAACCGTTATTATGGCAGTTGTGAAACCGGATACAAAAGCCATGTCTTTATCAAAAAAAGCTGTGCCATCTTCTCCATGCATTCTACTTAATACTTGACCTGGAATTACAGGTATCGGTGTACTATGATAATAAAATGATATCCATTTATTAGTTGGATAACTTTCAAACGATCCATGAATATAATTAACCCAATGCCCTAATTCTGATTTAGTGGATAAGTCTAATATGTTTATGTTAGCTTCTGCGGTTGTACTCATTAACATTATTCCTCCAACCATTATAAGTAGTAGTAATATTGCAAGTACAACTATTTTTCTTCTCATGTAATCACCTCTATTAAATCATACTATATTTGTAATTATTTGCAATATTATATACTTATTCCGTTCTAAAAGTTATTCCATCCAGACAAAAGCTTGCATCGCTACCTGCTCTCATCATAACTTGACCATCAAAGGCTATAAAGCATATTCCTAAAGCGTTGTTACTCATAACTGCAAAAAATTGGCTTAAAGGCGGTCTATAACCTTATGGAAGAACAAAAAAGTTGTGTGTCAACAGAAGTTATACCATCTTTAACTAAACCTTTTAAATGTACAATACCAGACTCGTCTTTAAAGTATCCTGCTGTTTAAAAATTCCCACCAACATTACTCCAGCCATTTACTAATACTAGTACAATCCAAGGACCTTGTGCCTTATTAGCTTTTAGAGCAAATTTCGTCACATTATTGTCCTATTGTGTAGTAACTACACAATGTTTTTAATCCAAAAATAAACACTATCTGCCATCTGCCAACAACCGCTGTAATCGGGATGAAGCGCATTTGCCTGTCTGTCTACCACCAATGGATTTCTCGCATTGACTTGAGCACTCTGATAGCTGAAATTGTGTTCCGTATCCAAATTCGTGGCATAAGGCACAACAAATATATTTGATGCTTCCCTCGCACCAAATACTTCGATGCACCGTTTTACCCATAGCATGATGTTTCGTTTGTGCCTGAACCTCGTTTGGGCTTGTGGCCCATCAGCGCCAAAGGCATCTTGCGATTTAGTGGGTGGTATCGTAAGCAAGATTCCTACTTTTATAGCGGGATTGTATGAGTGAATGTTATTTATCATATACTCGTACTGAGCCATGCTTGTGGCTATTTGAGCATTAGCCTGAGCGTCTGACTGCATCCCATACATATCATTTATCCCCATAGCGAATGTCACAATATCAACACCAGCATAACCCTGTGTTGCCATGTAGTGCGCGAAATCAAACGCTCCATTATACACTAACGGGCAAGCGGGATTAGAGAATACAAACTCGGTATCCATTCCCAGATATCCTTCATGAAGATTTGGAGCTGTGCCTTGTGTTCCGATTTGTGTCAGAGTCATAACATCATCAGTAAAGTTAGCTAACAAATATCCATAGTTCATCATGTTCCAAGTGGTACTATCACCGATTTGTAAATACTTTTTGTTTAAACCACTTCCTGCCGATGCACCAACTACTCGCAAAGTGGAAACGATATCCGTAAGTTTTTCAGTTATATCTCCACAATCTTTATAAACATCAATTGAAAGATTTGTTTCTATTACTTCTGTTGGTACTGCTGTCCACCTCTCCGATTGCTGAATGCCTACTGCACATTCAACATTAAAATTATATTTACTCGCGTCATCAATCATTAAGTTATCTAAATACACATTAACTTCCTTACCAACAACTCCGTAAATCTTACTTGGTAAATTCAAATGGTATCTTAGTTTTCTGATATCCGATTCAACGACTAAGTCTCCATCCATTAAAGCACTTGTCGGGATACTCTTAGGTAAGTAAGATTTTAATTTATAGCCATAAGGTTCTCGTTCAGTCACGATACTACCATTTTCTACTTGTTCGTCCATGTGAGCGTTTGTAAAATTGACAATCAAAAATACCGCACTGGCTGGAACTGTGAAGTTTGAAACCGTTCCGCCTGATATGAAAGTCATATTTGCATCGAAGAAAGCGTATCCATCCTGTCCGTACAGCCTCGCAATCGATTGTCCCGGTGTTACTAAAATCGGTGCACTATGGTAATAGAAAGAAATCCATTCGTTTGTAGGATAACTTTCAAATGCTCCGCTACTATAATTCACCCAATTACCTAGCGGCGATTTCGTTGCCATGTCTAATAGGTTTTTCCCAATTTCAATAAATGCTGTTCTTGCAGCACTAATGGTTTTAGGTGCGATCATTCTCTCGTTTATTGAGGAAGTGGGTGGTATCGGGCTGTAAGTAATGGGCGTAACCCCGGTCATTTGGGCTTTGGTCTCATCATCAAAGTCATATGTTGCGCTTAGCTTCACTGATTTCAATCTTACGTCAAATTCATTCGCTTTTTGCGCTACAATCGCATTGGTGGCGTTCAAGTCAGTCTGTTTTGCCTTTTCCGTGATGTATGTTTGGTTCGGAATTGATGCTAATTGTGTATCAGAATTATTTAACCTTTCTTGTAAACTTGTATATGCAAAGCCACCAGCGTTAACGTGGGCTTGAACTATTTCTGCATTCTCAGCCCCTGCATTAATAATCAATTGATTAAATTCTGCTTCAAGTAAATTCTGCTTTCCAGTTGTGCTTTCAACTTCTGTATTAATGGCTTCTATTCCATCAGCAATGGTTTTTCGGATTTCCTTTCCATAAATAGCTTGTCTTATTGCAAGAATTTTATCTATTATATTAGCCACTTTATCCCCTCCTATTTCGTTTGTATAAACGCTTGGACTGATACCCATACATTTACACGTGCATTTTGCGAACTACTTACCTCAATTTGATAAGTCTGACCTGGTGTTGAAATATAATCAGTGATGTCTACATCTTCAGAAAACAGTCCCGAAAACGGACCTGCTATTTGATCTTCATCTATTTTGATAACACAATTCAGAGGTATGCTTGCTATATCCTCAACAATGCCATATTTTGCAGGATGAGAATGTGGATATGTTACCAACCCATATTGATGCGTGTGGACTCCTGTACCATCCGTACCTGTTGTTGTGCCAGTACCATTTGAAATTTGAACATTGTTATCTGCACCAGCTTCATATGCTCTGTACCTCTGTCCATCTATATGCAACCGTACGCGATTAACATTAATAATATCTGGGCTTATCCACACAGGAAGTTGAAATGGATGAGTTAAATCGATATTCTCTGCATATCCAAATGTATCTATATAGGTGTTGCCTTGCGGCGCATTCTCTAAGGTAAGATTCCTTTGTTTTAATTGAACAATTTCGTCAGTTAAAGATGATGGTCTTGTTGAAAAAGTTAGCTTTGGGTTCCATGGTTCATTAAGCAAATCCCTTTCTCTTTCAATAACCCTGCTGTAAACATCTACATTTAAAATGTCAATGATAGTGCGTATCGTATCCCCTAACTCATATTTTTCATTTTCATGACCAGCAATAACACTTAAATCAAGAGCCGTTTGCTGATACGACAATTTAGGCTGCCTTTTCTCATTAAGTACTGTTTGTCCCCAAATTTTCAAAGTTGCAGCATTCTGAATATCTTTGTTTGTTGGGACACCTTCAATAACACCATATTGTTCAATAGCAGTAGCACTTTGCAAGTACTCTACGTCACCATTTGTACTTGTAATATCAAGTTGATTAATGCCTTCACCATATCCTAAGGGTATCACTCGTGTAACTATATCCGTTGGGTCATATTCTCTTATAATGTCTTTAAGATTATATCCAAGTCTTATCTCTACTCCGTTATTCGCTCCCTGAGCAGTAAGATAATCAAGATACAATGTGCCATCTGTTTCTCTTACTTTCATGTCCCCACCTAATACATTATGAACTTTTGTTATTATTGCATTAAGGGTTGTTTCAAAATTAGTATAAATCGTTATAGGCTGTGTTGGTTGTACTATGCCTATACTAATTTGTCTCGAGACATCTACTTTGCTATTATGCTGACTTAGAATATAGGTTAATATTTCTTCTGGTGTTTGATTAGTAAAATTCCAACGTCTTGTATGTGTGTCATTTAGATAAGCTAAAGCCCCTTCGCAAATGACCTCTTTATTAAAATTCCCCTCTGAACTCATACCATCTTTGGTAGGTATTACTCTCCCAGAGAAAACAACTGAATCATCTCTTACGTCAAATATTTTAACCTTAGTTTTTAGCCCTTCAATTAGGCTGTAACCAGGATTATTATAAGGTACAAAAAAAGAAAGCTGCTCTGGCTGCGAGAGGCTTTCTTTAAAAGGAAGAGTTTTTAAATGAGGTATATCCTTATCAGAGGAAGGGTAATGCACTATCGTTTCAATTTCATTGTTATAAATACAAACTTTATACACTATAGCATCACCTTCCTGAATAATATCTTAATGTGTCCTGTTCCTGTTATGTTGATAGTATTTTCTATTGGCTGCAACTTAAATCCATAGTCTATATTATCCCCTATACTTAAATTAGCCGTATAGCCTCCTATGGTTGCCGTCATAACTGCATCCACATTAATAACAGGCACTACCGCTCTACCAGGATTATACATAGTCACTAAAGAACTTCCTATCACATCAAATTCCGTATCCTGCATATAATCCTCTTCAAAATTGAATGGATCCCAGAGGTTATTTCCGGCATAATCAACACCAGTTTTAAAAGGTTCCGCAATAAATTCAACATCGAACTTACCAGCTCTCCTAACTACCTCTTCGAAGCTTGGAGCATTTTCAACCTCAGCCATATAATAGCAGTCTGGCATATCAGTAAAGATTAGTTGACTTTGCCCAGAACCAAGTAACCATTCCATTACTTTGGTATATTTCATATAAAGCAAGGCTCTATTTTTTTCAGCCAAAATAAATTTAACTTTAATTATTCTTCCTTCATATACTATCTCACCTAAACTTCCAACAGTTGAAAAGTCATAACTTCCATTCATAAAAGGAACTGATTGTTTTATCTTTTTTTTAGAAGGAGGCTGAATATTAATGCTTTCTATCATTACTCCTATATCGTTATAACAATTTTTATTATTGAATATTACTTTTATAGGCATTATAGTCCAACGCTCCTTCCTGCAAAGGCCAACCTAGCTCCTTGAAATTTATCATTATGTTGAGCTGTGCCTCTCGCTATTTCTTTGCTATCAAGGTATACTGGTACAACAATTTGAGAACTTGAATCTGGTGATTGATTTGATCCTAAGTTATTATTTCGTGTAGTTTCTATGTTTGTAGTGATTCTCTTTATATTTGTAGATCCATCATCAATTAACGAACTATTCAACCCCTGCATTGCTGCATTGACCTTTCTCGTGCTTCCAGAAATACCCTCTGCCATACCTGCTCCAATCATTTTACCGACTTGATCACGCATGACGGTGGATGGGGATTTAATACCCAAGAACCTTTTAGCACTATCCAATGCACCTTTTGCAGCATCTACCACGCTACTTGCAAGGTTTTTTGCTGCATTTGTTACACCGTTTGCTATGCCTTTTATAATGTTGCTTCCAACCTCTAGCCAATTAACATCTCCAATAGATTTAATAGTGTTTACAATTGTTCTCCATACACCATCAACCCAATCTCTGAACTGTGGGTTGAGTTTGTATAAAAAAGCAAGGGCACCAGCTATTGGATTTGTAATAAACAAGAGAATTTCCTTCCAGTTATTTTTAAAGAAATTAATAACCGTGTTAAATGCTTTTGGAATATCTTCTGTAAAGAATTTCTTCAACCAACCAAACACTGCTAACCCAGTAGCTTTTATTGCATCCCATGCACCTATTACAGCTTTTCGAAAATCCTCATTTGTATTCCAAAGTATAATAATTCCAGCAACAAGTGCCACGATTATTGCGATTAGAATTCCTATGGGGTTAGCACTTTGTGCTGCATTCAGTGCCCATTGTGCTATGGTCGCTCCCTCATTTGCTAGCTGGAAAGCTTTTATTGCACCTACTACACCTTGTATCATACCCGCTACTTGGAAAGCTACAAAACCTGCACCAATTCCACCAAGTCCAGCTGCAATATTACTAGCATTATCAAGTATAAATTTTAATACACTTGTAATCACCGTTGGGTCAAATTGTCTTACTTTATCTATTAAAGGTTGTATCGATGGCATAAGCTCACTTAATATTGTACCTGCCATAGCTTGTGCACTTTGCTTTAATTGTCCTAAGGTATCACCGAAATTATCTAGGCTTGAAACGGTGTCCCCTGTCATTACTGCCCCAGTATCACGTGCTTGTTTTGCAAGGTTCTCTATTTCATCTGCTCCTGCTTTTATAAGAGGATTTAGTTCCGCGGCACTTTTCCCGAAAATCTCCATGGCTAGTGCATCACGTTCTGTTTCATTACCAACCCCTCCTAGAGCAGAAAGTGCTTCAGTCATTACTGTTTTTGCATCTCTTAAGTTTCCATTTCCATCTACTACTGCTATTCCAAGCTTGTTGAATGCTTCTGTATATGATTTGCTGCCATCTTTAGCTTCCGACATAGACTTTGTTAGTTTTCTTTGTGAGCCTGTGATTGTTTCTATGCTTGTACCGAGTGCATCTCCAACATATTGCCATTCTTGTATGGCTTCTGCACTCATACCTGTCTGATCAGCCATCTGTTGTATACTATCTGCACTATCCAAAGCAGCACTTGCAAGATCTTTAATAGCGCTGCCTATTGCTTTAACTCCATCAACAATAAAGCTTCCTATAATATTTGCCTTCAGGACATCTCCAAAAGATATCGCTTTATTTCCTGCATTATCAAGGTCTTTACCTAAATCTTTAGCAGCGCTTCCAGTACCATTCAGAGTTTTTGTATTATTGCCAAGCTCTCTCTCCATGGTGTTTAAATCAGCAGTAGCCTTATTAACTGACTGCCGCCAACCTTGAGTAACCTTGTCATTTTCACCATACTTATCGGCAGCAGCAGCAAGCCCCTTCTGTAACTCAGAAAGCTTGTTTTTTTGAGCATCTATCTGCTTGTTTAATACTTCATTTTGAGCTGTAAGAGCTTGGGCACTTTTATCATTCTTATCAAATTGAGATGTAACAGCTTTCATTTCTGTGTCAAGAGTCCGTAAATTTGTATTAATATTGGTTATTGCAGATCTAAACTCTTTTTCGCCCTCAATACCTATCTTTGGACCTATATCATATGCCATATATTTTCACCTGCCTTTTATAGCCAAGATGGAGCTTCCTTTGCTCGTCTGTACTCCTTGCCATTTATAACTTTTACATTAGGATCATCTTCAGGACTGAACTGAATAAACGCAAGTAAATTACAAATATCTGTCTCATCTATATCAAATAAAGACCATCCTAATTTCTTAGATATGGTCCTCTTTAAATTTAAAATTGTCACTTTATAACTAACGGGAGAGTCATCTTCAAGCTCCCCCGATATTAGTTTTTTTTCATTTCTCCACTAATATTAGCGCATATATTTTTAAACACTTTCATCAGCTCTGCTTGTTCTACGTTCTCGTTTAACTCTTCAATGGAAAACTTGTAGCTAAATACCGATATAATTAGAGCTTTCAGATCTCGGTAAAATTCTTTCACCTCGGCCACACTTACATTTTCCTTTTCTAAGTTTTCAGCACGTTCTGCAATGTCAAATATATTATCTACCATACCAGTCTTAAGGCTACATGCTGTAAAAGTTTTCGTTGCCTTGCCTTCACCATCTGTAAATTGTAAAAATACTGCTTTCATAATTGTCCTCCTATAAAAACGGATTTATATTTAATTAGTAAAAAGGCGGCATTATTGCCGCCTTTTTCATTATGCTACTGTTGTAAAATCTTTGCCTGTAGCTGCAAGGTTTTGACCATAAACGTCCTTAACGCCTGCCACTGATACAATAAATCTTGTAGTAGCTGCAAGCTGGGCTGTAGGTGTAAGTGTAAGAACTTTCCCTGCTGCATCCCATGCTTTAGTTACCTCAACTACATCACCTGATGTACTATTGAGCAATGTAATAGCTTCAGCCGCAACCTTGTTATTGAACGTTAATACAATAGTTGAATTTCTAGCTACTGCAGCTGCTCCATCAGTAGGAACAATGGTTGATAATGCAATAGTATCAGGTGCTACTGTTGTATCAGGTGTTTGTACCTGAGTAAACCAACCTGTTGGGTCAAAAGCTGGGTCAGTTGTGTCTGCAAATATCCTCTTTAATGACTTCATTATCCCATCAATTGACCATTGTTTTGTGGTAGCAACAGCTGTAAAGGTCATTTGATATGTCTTTATATCCACTTTGCTAGTCTTTGATGTAGCCTCTTCTTTTCCTCCACTGAATACACCTTTTAGATATTGATAATATCTATAACCGTTTTTACCCTTGTTAAATCTAAAAGATAAAGCAACATCCGGTGGATTAGGATCTCCACTGTCTAAAACTCTTCCTGAAGCTACATCATAATTCTTGCCTAGATACTTAGCAGCCTTGTCAGCAGGTATCCCTGATATTGTCATTGTCAACGTTGTTACGCCTTCAGTTATATAGTTATTTGCTGGTTGATTATCATAGTACGTCGGAGTACTTTCTGTTTCTGGCTCTCCAGCAATTTCGGCAGCAGGAGCAAAGTATTCAGGAGTTGCTGTTATATAATTACTTTCTGAATCCTCTGTAATTATAGCCGCATGGATATTATCCACGCCTACAAACTCATCATATTTATTTTCCATTTTGAACCTCCTTATAATCCATAAATTTTCATTTCTTCATCAAGTTTCTTTCCCATTTCATCAACTGCACGACCACGCATTTTATTAACTGCAGGACGTATAAAAGGTTTTTTCTTCTGGGTACTTGTACCGCTTTCCATTGCCCTGGCTTTGAGTACATTGGGTACACCTTTGCTGTCGTATCCTTCAAAGCCTATCTTTGTATTGGTGTTTCCTCTATCGTCAATGTCAGGTGGAGCAACACCAAAGGATGCAATCAAATCACCATTTGAATGCTTGGATCCAGCGAGATTTGATTCAAGGTTTTTTCTTATTTCATTGGCTACCGGAGAAGCCCCAGCCATAACAACTTTCTTTGCTATTTCTGCGGAGTCTTTACCGAGCCTTGATAATTTAAGAGCATAATCGGCACCAGCATTAACTGTCATCTTAGCCATTAGACCATCTCCCATACCCATTCATAATGAATATAACCTGTTTCCTCTTCATGCTGAATAGAGTTTAAACTCCATGCAATATCTACAGAATTTAGCTTTTCTTGTATTTGGTCAGACACAGGATCAAACTCTGTCTTTGTAAAATAGTCGATTGTGCCCTGTAAGACTTGTGTTGTCATGTGGTTATCTGCATAGCCTGCACCTGACTGGGTATCCTCTGCCCAGACAATGTAATTACCCTTTTGTTTGTCTGCTGTATAGTGATAGACATTAGGCATAATTGTTAATAATAGATCTCTTAATTCAACTAATGTCATAGTCAGCCTCCAATCTCTCAAGAGACAGGTCCATTACAGGTGGGTCTACATCTTCTGGGTATTGAATCTGTATTATTTTATACTGTTTTCCGTCTATTGGTATTGCTATATCTTGAGCTGACACACTTCTTAATTGCGGAGCTCGTAAAACTTGGTCAACTCTAGCTTGTACTTGCAGTGCTGTATAAAATCTTCCCATGCCTACAGTTCTTTCTTCATAGCGCAAGGGACCAACCTTCAAGGTCAGTCCTTCTTTTGGCATGTTACCAGGTTGCGCTATGTCACCTACTGAATAAATATTAACAACACCATCATTAAACGACTGGGTTTGCCGCTTCATATGCCGCCACCTCCTGTGTTATTTGAAGTGACAACAATTCATGTAGGTAATTCTTTTGGAATTCATTCAAAGCATTTGAACGTACATAACGGCAATAGTCAAGCAGCAATTCACGAGGCTTACCCTCAATTGTGTAGTCCATTGTTGAACCTGCTATCCCATCTATGTAACTAATGCCTCGGGCGATTATGCCAGAGAGTTTTTCATCTCCGGCAACATCAACCCATGTTATATCAAGGTAGTTACGGACTGCCTCAAGCAATCCTATTGGCAGTGCCATCTAATCACCTACTCTTTAGGTTTAGGGTGCATTGTCTTATAGTGCGAACCAACCTCACCCTTATTGGTTGTTTCAAAGTCGCATTTTGTACATTTGTATATTTTGGGTCCTTCTACAATTTCCTCCACAAAAATACCACGAGGTCCAGTGGTTAATTCCCCGAACCTTTCTTTTGATATTTCTATTTCAGAATCTTTTGCTATCCTTTTCATGGTGTACTTATCAGTAAATTTTCTAATCACTTTAACCTTCATAAATTACACCACTTCTTCCGTGCTAACAGTTCCTACAACCTTAACTTCTTGTACTGCAGGAACTAAACCAGATATATCAGCATAAACGAATGCCTTGTTGTCTAGTGGCTCACCATGCCCATACAATTTAACAAGGTATGTTCTTTCGTCCTCTAAAAATTTGTATTCATCAGAGTATTCAATCTTACCGGACTTAGCTGTGCCGATACCCATGAAGTAACGCTTTGGAAGTCCAAATATTGCTTTACCTGCAGGTACTTGTGGAGATTGGATTGGTCTTGTTGGGAATGGGAATACATTATTTACATATTTTCCATCAGCACCTCTAACTGTTGTTGCTGGCATAATCTTTGTCAAGTAGTCAATTGGATTTACAATTAAGATAACCTCATTAACCACTCTTGCATTTCCTTTTGCATCTACTGCCATGCCGCCGATAAGTGTTCCATATGTAACAGGGTCAAGGCTTACAACTGCTACTGTATCCTTTAATGGATAAACACCATCTGTTACGACAACACCTGTGCCGACTTGGCGATTCATGCCTATTGGCATATCTTTGCCTGTACCATTGATTATTGATTCTTCCAATCCGAATGCTAATGCTTCAGCAAGTACTGTTCTTACATATCTGTCCATCCACACTGGGCCAAGATCAAGCATGGACTTTGCAACTGGTAAGAAAGCAGATAGCTTATGCAAAGTCATGTTGATTTTCTTGAAACCGCCTGTCAATTCAGTAACGATTGCAGCTGTCAATGTAGCCCAAGTTGCAAGCTGCTTAGTATTTGTATTAACAATGAATTCGATCAAGCCGCTAGTATTTTGAAAGTCAATAACTTCAAGCAGAGGGTGTGAAACTGTTAGATCCTCAAATACTGCATCAATAGTGGTAATTGGCATTACAACAGGTACATCAGCTAGTGCTTGTTTTGGGTTTGTAGATTTCATTGCGTCAATAACTGCTTGGTAATATTTATTTTCCTCTGAAGTAAGTTGTCTAACACCTCTGCCAACTAATACATTTGTATCAGCAGCTTGAACAAGCCCTTTTGCTTCTGCCATAACAGCTTCTTGTATTGTTTCACTAAATTCTGTAAAGGCTTGAGTGAAGGCTTCTTCATTGCCTTCTTTGATGGCTGCGTTAAGTTTTTGCATGATCTCAGCTTTCTTTGCTTGTAATACATCTAGATTTTTCATTGCGAATAGTTGTAGATCCATTGAGAATAGTGGTTCAAATGTTTTTTTCATATTTACACCTCTTTCTTAGCAGCGAATGCTGCAAATAGTTTTAGTTTTTGTTCCTTTGGTGGTTCGGGTACTGTGTCAGTATTTTGCTTTGGTAGCGTTGTCATATCCTTCAAGGCTGCAGCAAAGTTTTTGTTAAATTGGATTTGCTGTGTCATTGTCAAATTAGCCTTTTGCAGTAGTTGTTGAGCATTAGCTAAATCAGCTTCTTTCTCTGCATATTCATCAGCTAAACCATACTCGATACATTGTTCTGCTGTTAGCCACGTTTCAGCATCAAGCATTTGTATAAGCTTTTCTTCTGTAAGCTTGCCGTTTGACTTAACCATGTAAGCTTGACGGTTGCCTGACATTATTGTGTCGAGATCATCAGCGGCCTTTCTCAGTTGCGTTGAATTGCCTGCAACTACATTCCACATATTGTGAATCATCATCATTGCATTTTTAGGCATTATAATTTTATCTGCTGCCATAGCAATAACTGAAGCTATAGAACAAGCAAAGCCATCAATGTACACTGTCTTTTGTGCTGGGTGCCTTTTAAGTTGGCTATAAATTGCAGTACCTTCAAATACACTTCCACCATAACTATTGATAAAGATATTAATGTTTTGTGCATTTGGAAATTTAGCAAGTTCGCTTCTGAAATGGTTTGCTGAGGTTTCGCTCTCTTTCATTTCCCATTCCCACCAATCAAAATAATCACCTTCGACATCGCCGTAAATGTACATTTCAATGTCATTGCCGTTTGCTGCTTGTTTAAGTTCCCACATTGGTTTCAATATTTCCACCTCCTTCAAGTGCTAACATTATGTCAGCAACAGTAGAATAGTTCTTGGTCATAAAATGTTGGTTTGCATATTCTTCATCTATTGGTTCTTCTCCAACGAGCAGCCTTATATCATTGATGTTGAATGCTCCCGAAGAAATAAGCTTATCAATTGCAGTTGCTACACTTAATAAGTCCACGTGCTTAATTGCTTTAGTGTTTATCTTGATAAATGTCTTTTGTCTAAATCCTTCATAGCCTGATCGTTTGCGGTTTATTTCTTCTTGTAACATATCTGTTAAGGGGTCAATACAGAATGTAAGGAAGTTGTTTACAGCCTTTTCAGTGTCAGATATATCACCTCTCAACAATGCAGGCGGTATGTTCAATGCCCTTGCTGTAAAGTCGAATATATCATCTGCCATAGCTTTTATATCTCTTGTGCCTTCATTGCTATAAGTCTTAGAGCCTGTGTCCTCATATTTGTAACCTTCAAATAGTGGCAGTACAGCATTATCAGCATTAAAAAAGGTCTTAAAGCGTTCATTTAAAAGCTTTTCGACCGTTTCCTTAAAATCTGGTTTACCTGATGCCAAGCCTGATATGTTCAATATGCCACGATTGCCCCTCGACTTTTGATAGCTTTTCATTGCATAAATCATTAACTTACTGTAGCTTTCATGCAAGCAGTTGACTACTTTCCGCATATCAGCATTGTTTAACTTGAAGTACAGCACTTCACTCATGTAAAATGTTTTGTTAAAAGTGAAGTTATTTACTGTAACCTGTGTGAATTTGTAATCAAATAGTGCAAATTCTTCTATGATAAAACTATCTGCAACAAGTAGTTGACCACCATTTTCAATTATCAAGCATTCGTTATCTTCGTAGAGTTTTGAAATCCACTTATGTATAAAAACACTTGAGTTTTGATTTTTGTTAGGCTCTACATTGAATAGATAGTACTCTTTATCCTTCACCTCCTTTCCTTTCAAGTAGGTTTTAAACTCACACTTACTGATTGAATTTGCTATGAGGTTGACCGCCGATTGAAAGGCTAGTTCTCTGATATATGTTTCTGATGCAAGGCTGAAAAACTCGTTTGCATCTGAAGCTGTTATTGTCATTTCACCATTACTGAGTCGTTCCCTAATCCATGTTAATAATCCCAATGTCTCACCTCCCTTCTAATATGTGTGGACATCAATGTCAGGTGTTTCACCACTACAACCATCACCTAGCTCACCCTCTATTGTCATAGCAGCTACTACCGCCATAAAAGGGTCAGTCTTTCTACTCTTGGCTTCAATCTTTCCATAGTAGTAATTACCTGTATCAGTTCCTTGCTTTTTACCTGATCTAATTAACTTAGTATTATTAGTAGCCCACCTTAACAATGGATTATCTCCCCATACAAAGTATTGATTAACAAAGCAGCTGTCTATTATTGGCACAACAGTCATAATGTCAGATGGTCTAACTAACTTTACGTTTTTATAATCCTTTGCATCAAAGCCAACCTTTTTTAATGAGTTTGCAAGTAATGCATAACGATAATTGTCCAAAGCCAGCTTTACAAGATTATACTTTGCAGCCTGCTCCGCTATCCAATCAGCTATTAAGTCCGGACTAATTTCCACGTCATCAACAAGTGTTAAGAGTCCCTCATCTGCCCATTGCCTCCAGGGTACCTTTAATCTAGATAAGTCTGCTGATTTCAAGCATAACCATGAGTGTGCAATGTCATATCGTATGTCTCCCTCTCTAAAATGAATAACGGTAGATGCAAAGTCAGTAATTTTAGCATAGTCTGTTCCAACAACAGCAGATCTGCCACATAGGTCAGGAATTTTTTTATTTGTTGCGAGAATGTTATCCCAATCTGTAACTTGTAACTCCTTATTTCCCTTTGGCCAGTTCATCCGTTTTGTATAAAATTCTTCTTCGATGGCAGGCTTGTACTTCATTTCTATAAACTCCTGTTCCATCTCTTGCATAAGTTCAGGAAGATATTTTAAGGACGGGTTTGCCATGTGCCACATTACAGGAACAAGAGCATCTTCCTCTTTGTTTATACGATATATCAATGGCAGCCACCTAAGGTCTTTTATTGTGCCATTCAAAATATCTTTAGTGATTGCAAGCATGTCATCTAGAACACCTTCGCGAATATTCCCATTTGTTGTAATATAAAAAGCTCTGGAATGCTTGCGCTTTCCAAAGCTAGATGTAAATACTTTTATGCTATCATAGTTTTCATAACCATGGACCTCATCAAATATAAGACATCCGGTTCTTTTGCTATCTTTTGTTTTTGCATTCGATGTATTAAATTTTATATAAGATTTAGTTATTAAATTTTTGATAAGTTCTTTTGATTTATAGAAAAACTTCTTTGACTTTTTCCATGTCCTTTCGAGCATTTCAAATATATCATCAAATGATGTCTTTGCTTGGTCTTCTGCATTTGCAACAATATCAACATTGTATCCAGTAATTCCATGATAGTGAGTAGTAAGATACCAGGATATTGGAGATATAAAACCATTCTTTCCATTACCTCTGCCCATCATAATAAAAATTGTACTAAATACTAATGTATCACCTGATTTATAGAAACAATGTATTAGTGCTGTTACAAATAACTCCCAGTCAAAAAGTTTTATTTCAAAGTACCGTTCCATTAGTTCAACAGCTTTATCAATTTTTCCATGGTCAATGAATACATCTGGATCATCTAACTTTAATTCTATATAATCCAAAGCATCAAGAATATCTTTACCAACTACAATGCTCCCATCTCGGCACCCATCCATGTAAGAATCGATATATGGATGATAACTACATTTCCTCGTCTTCATTTCCATCACCATCCGATTGAGACGGTTTTATTCCCAGCTCAGATAATAGCTTTAGCATTTGCCCATTTACTTTTATCATTTGTTCAACGGAATCATTCTTCTTTTTACCCTTTTGACCGCCGCCATTATCATATTTAACCAGCACTCCCCGCTGCTGAATATCATCAACAAGTAAACTTTTTGTAACCCACATATCCATGTAGTCACCAACAAGGTCAATATAATATTTACCTATGGTTCCATTTCTGTCGAGCTGATCTAATAAATCTTTTTTTAACTCGGCATACAAATTAGATTTCAAGTATTTTCTGGTTTTTGCATTTGCTGCCATACCACCACCCCCCTGTCATGTGATATCCTTGAAAATTTCTTTTGTCTTAAACCCATACGAGTCAAGCTATATCGCATTAAAATGCATTTTTATTTGACCGGGGGTATCTCTACCATCTCTCCTCAGTCAAAGGGTTTTCTTTCTTTGCTACTCTATAGCCATGTGTTATCTCATGGCAGTTATGACATAAAGGAATCAACTGTCTATACTCTTTGCCTCTATATATATAAACTTTACTCAGTGCCAACTCAGGATGCTTCTTAACATACTGTACATGATGCACTGTGTTAGCCTTAGTGTAAAACCCCTTAGCTTTGCAATGCTGACATTCATGTTTGTATTCATCCAGCACATCAGCTCTAAGCTTCAACCATTCACTTGATGTATAGAAGGTATGTATGTTGTTTGCTTCTAGTAATTTCCTAATCCATTGCCCAACTATTGATTGATTACTTAACTCCATTAATATCTACTCCAAAAGAAAAAGAGCCTATTGGCTCTCATCTCAATTAAATGTTATGGTAAATACTTATCTAATTCTAATTTGCCCCTTAATGCATTATAAGCTACAGCGTAGAATTTTAAAAAAGTTTCCTGTACTTCTTCTGCTGTATCAAACCCTTTACGCGAGTAAAACAGCTGAGTTAGTTATGTTGCTGCATCCATTGGATTCCTCTGTATAGGTGTAGGGCTAACTTTTATTTCATCTGCCATCACCAATCACCTCCCTTCAATTTCCATATTCCACAATCAAAGGAAGATTCCTGCTTAATATTTTGGAGCCCAGCACGGAGGTAATGCTGAGCTCCCTTGCTATCATTTCTTTATGCACACAGCGAATAGACAAGTGTACTTATACCCATGCCATGTACCCCATACACATTTGTAACACTTATGCTTACATGATTCTTCCACCCCATCACCTTCTAAGATTATTTTATTGCATTGAAAAACCGCTTGGTTTCCCAAACGGCTTCAAAGTAAAAAACTGCAATAAAAAACGCCCGAGCAATTCGGGCGTTATATTTATATTTAATTGGTTCTTGGACATACCTCTATAAAATAATCATAATATAAGACTTGTCCAATTACAAGTATTATTTTACTGAAATGGATTAAAACCGAATGTATCTTTCTTTGGCTTCTTCTTCCGGCTCTTTCCGTTCTTTGATCCACCTTTGAATACTGGCTTACCTCCAAGATTTACTGGCTTTGAATTTATAGCTGTTGCCTGCGCTGCTAAACAGTTTAAGTTATATTGTCTCTCATCTGCATACAGTTCTTTTTGCTTCTTCAATTCACCAGGCCAGAACTCCCCTAGACACTTAGGACATACATAGTAATCTTGCTTTTTAATATGCTCCATTTCTTCTCCTTCACAGTATGAGCATTTCAATAGCCTTCACCTCGCTTATTTGTTTTCAATTGAATATTTCTAAAAATATTGTTAACAATCTAAATGTACCTACAAAAGAAGAAACGTTTAAATACAAAAGATGATTGATACCCCAAATACTAAAGCTTAATACATACGTTGATCACATCAAAATTAGGGGGTAGAAACATGAATCGTTTAATCATCGTAGGTACATGCCTTGCAGTTGCTTTATTAATGGCAGTGCAACATGGAATATTCATTATAGACATGACATCAGTACATAAAAATGCAGGGCCATTATTAGACTGGCTTGCAGACCACTTAGGTGAAGCAATAATATTGTATTACCTAAGTAAAATCCAAAAGAGTAGTTCTAGATGATAGGACTACTCTTTTGAAGTTGTCTATCACACAATCTTCTTGTGATGAGTCTTACTCTGAATACTTTTCACCACAAAACGGACAAAACTTGTGAGCCATATTATATTGTTTTTCCTTTGTTTGTCGTTTCCCTAATTTTGTATTCAAGATATAAGCAACCTTTACATGAGATACTGTTTCTGTGTTCGTTTTGCCATCTTTCTTAAACATAATTCCTAGAGGATACATTTCTGTATATCCATATTCCTCATTACTCTGTATGGTCTTTTTAAATGATTCCGCAACCTTTTCTTCTATCTGTTTTATGCAATCACACATTAATTTCACTCCTTTGCATTTAATTCATTTATTACCCTTTGAGTTTTATATATCTTAATATTGTATAAAACTGATGTTCCACACCTAAGCCCTATATTTTTCATAAGCTTAAACATATATCTATAAACATGAGTTTTATGTGCATAATTTGAATCTAACTGTTACTTTAAATTGAAATCTTTATATGCTTCATTGACCATATTTCTGTTTACACCAATGTATCTTAAAGTAATTTTATCTGATGCATGCTGAAATATTTCCATCAAAGTAACTACATCTTTTTTCTTCTGATAAAAGTGATATCCAAAAGTCTTGCGCATTGTATGAGTACCTAGATTCTTAAGCTTAAATTCTTTTTCAACCTCTTTCATTATTTGCCATGCTCTTTGAATTGTGATGGGCTCATTCCCTTGTCTTGATTTGAAGATGTACTGTTCTTTGTACTCAGGATTCATTTTCCGTATTTCATCTCTTAATACGCTGTTTACTGGAATTTCCTTAAGCTTATTAGTTTTCTTTTCAGTTATATAGATGATATCTTTGTTTAGGTCTTTATACCTTAGCTTAAGGATATCTGATACTCTGAGCCCTGTATTTATTCCTATTAAGAACATAAGGTAATCTCTAATATTTTTCTTTTTAAGCCATTCTAATATCTGAGATAATAATACTTTGTCTCTAATCGGTTCTACATACTTCAATATTGATTACCTCCTTACTGTTATGCTGCTTCATATTTTATTAATATGTAATGATACTTATTGCCTTCGCCTTTCTTAGCTAGGTAAATTGGCTTTCCATCCTCTAAAGCCCACTTATACTCTTCCATACAACCTTTTGATAACTCCCAGCCTTCACAGAGAATAATCGCATCACAAGCGTTATATAAGTGCCTACATTTATCCATTGCTTCATCATTTGTAGTTCCTAAAGGCAGTATTATCGGATTAACTACCTTAAGGTCGTGATGAGTAAATAAAGCAAATTCAATAACTCTTGCACTAATTATGTTCTTCTTTGGGTCACCAAAGGTTGTGTAAGGATGACTTAAATAGTAAAGTTTGTTTTTATCCATTGCTATTCTCCTTCATATCTTTATTTTTTTCTTTCCACTGACTGCAGACATTCTTATTGCTCCAATGTGTTTTACTGACTTCACATCTTATAATATCTTCTTGTTCCGTTGGTATTTCATGTTCGCAGGTGCAGCATCTCTGCTTAAGGTCATACATATCAACATACATTTTTCCCATTGCTTAAAATGGAAGGTCATCTTCTTCCTCTACAGGGTGGAAGTCTGACTGTTCTTGATGCTGAACTTGTCCCTCTTTTGCCTTATCTAAATAATGCACTTCATCAGCAACAACCTCTGTAGCAAAATGTTTCTTACCTTCTTGATCATCCCAATTTCTTGTTTGTATTCTTCCTGATATGGCAACCAATCTTCCTTTGCCTATGTATTTACCTGCATTCTCTGCTTGCTTACCCCATACAACTATTGGAATAAAATCGGCATCAGGCTGACCTTCTACTTTCTTCATCCTATTTACAGCTATTGTGAATTTTGCTACAGCCGTTTGGCTCTGTGTGTATCTTACTTCTGGGTCCTTTGTTAAGCGACCCACTAGAGCGACTCTATTCA